TTGTCTATCACTAGTGTAACACCTTTATCAGTGTACGTATTATCTTCTGGTAATATAGTTTCAACAAATTCTAATACATAGGCCATGCCTGAACAGCCTGTAGTTGTGACTCCTACACGAAGTCCGACAGTGTTTTTTCTGCTTGCTATTGCTGTACTTGCTTTTTTAGAGGCTATGTCAGTCAAAGAGATCATCTATATCAAAGTCCTTTTCTAATCTTTCCATTACGGTTTTGCGTTCGTTGTCTGTATAGTCGAGCCATTTTTCAATTTCTTCTGTTGTTCTTCCACATCCAATACAAACTTCATTTTCTGTTCTGCATATTGCCATGCAAGGTGTTTCAACTGATTGGCTCATCATTTTTCTTTTTGTAATCTGCTATCGCTGATTTAATAGCATCTTCTGCTAGCACAGAGCAATGTATCTTTACTGGAGGTAGTGCTAGTTCTTCTGCGATTGCTGAGTTTTTAATTTCGTGTGCATCGTCTATGTGCATGCCTTTAAGCATTTCTGTTACTAGGCTTGAACTTGCTATTGCTGAGCCACAGCCATATGTTTTAAACTTAGCATCCTTAATCATACCTTCCTCTACCTGTATTTGTAACTTCATTACATCACCACATGCAGGTGCACCTACCATGCCAGTTCCCACTGACGGGTCAGCTTTGTCTAACGATCCTACATTACGAGGATTCTCATAATGATCTAATACTTTATCGCTATAAGCCATAATTAATTTCTCCTAAAAATTTTAATGTTCTGCCCATTCAACTTTTTCTATATCAACACCATCTTGAAACATTTCCCAAAGAGGCGATAATTCTCTAAGCCTACCTATTTTCTCTTTTAAAAGCTCAATTGCATAGTCAATATCTGATTCTTTAGTAAAGCGACCAATTGAAAACCTTATTGAACTATGAGCTAATTCGTCTGATCTGCCCAACGCTCTTAACACATAGCTTGGTTCTAAACTTGCAGATGTACAGGCAGATCCACTGGATACTGCAATACCTTTAATTGCCATCACCAACGATTCACCTTCCACGTAGTTGAAACTAATATTTAAGTTATGAGGAACTCTATTTGTTAAATCTCCGTTAACGTAAGTTTCATCATCTATTTCTGTTAGCCCAGATAAAAGACGTAATTGTAACTTTTTTATATGAGCATTTTCTGTTTCCATTTCTTCTCTAGCAATCCTAAAAGCTTCTCCCATACCAACAATCTGATGGGTAGCTAACGTGCCTGAACGCATACCCCTCTCGTGACCACCACCGTGCATTTGTGCTTCAATTCTGATTCGCGGTTTACGCCTAACATATAAAGCACCTACACCTTTAGGTCCGTAGGTTTTATGAGCCGAGAAACTCATAAGATCAACCGGTAATTTTTCAAGATCAATCTCTACCTTACCCGTGGCTTGAGCGGCATCTACATGAAAAATAATTTTTTGCTCTCTACATACCTTACCAAGTGCATCAATATCTTGAATCACTCCAATCTCATTATTAACCATCATTACTGATGCTAGAACTGTATCTGGCCTAATTGCATCTTTAAATTTTTCGATATCAACTAATCCATCAGGCTCCGGCATAAGAAATGTTGTTTCAAATCCTAAGCGTTCCATCTCTCGAACGGCATCAATAACCGCCTTGTGCTCCGTAGCCAACGTAATAATGTGTTTTCCTTTAGATGAGTAGAAATTTCCAGCACCTTTAATTGCAAGATTATTCGACTCAGTAGCACCTGAGGTCCATATTATTTCACGGGGGTCGGCATTAACTAATTTAGCAACCTCTTTTCTTGCGATCTCCACAGCTTTTTCAGCTGACCAACCATACGGATGACTTCTTGAAGCAGGATTACCAAAGTCTTCAGTAATGAATGGAATCATTTTTTCTGCCACTCTAGGGTCTACAGGAGTAGTCGAAGAGTAATCCATATAAATTGGCATTACTTGTGTTTCATTTGTCATTATGACAATTATTCCTTGTATAATTAATTGTATACTACGCTATTTAGCGGGTGATGTCAACCCAGAGAGGTTAAAAAAGCTCATTCTGGCTAGAGTATGAGCTTTTGTAGAGCATGTTAATAGTTATCTAAGTTCTTTTACCTAAGGATCTTTTTGCCATTTTTTTAACAACATCTCTTGCTTTATCGACTGGCATTTTTAAATCGTTCGAGATACCAAATTCAATTGTATCTTGATTTATCTGGGTAATCATGTTTTTCAAAGGGTTTTGAGTTGATAATGCTTGTAAATTATCAAGTGATATGTTTATACCTGCCTGTCTTGCCATATCAATAAATGTATCTGTTTTAATTTGAGGTTTAGTTTTTAGCTCGTCACTCTTACCTATTAGATATTGTATTATTGCGGCCAATTCTAATGCTTGTCCGTTGACCTCAAACAGCTTCATTTATCTTCTTTCTCTGCCAAGATCCGGTTCTAGATCTGGTTCCGTGATATCACCATCACTATCCACGTCAGGTGGAGTATCATTGTCAACACCGGCATCTAGATCTGGTTCTTTACTAAATTCGCTTGGATCAACTGCTTGTTCACCTGTTAAAGGAGCCATAGCTGTTGTTGCTTCTGTTTTTGCTTGTTCCAATGAGCCTAATAGTGTTGTTAATGTTGCTGTTTGTGCATCTAAGAATGCTTGTGCTTCATTGACACCAACTTCATTACGCATCATTTCAACAAGACCAGGTAAATCTTTGTATTGCATATCTGCAACATCTTCCATCCAACCTGCAATTTTATCAACCATGTCCTGTGCCGCTAAAACAACCTGTGCTGTTTCTACTTCACTTTCAGTTAACTTATCTTCTTTCATTTTTTTCTTGGCATACTTCTTCTTACTAGCCATTAACTTAGAACTAGTTCCACATGCTTCTTCCATGTCATCTTCTTTTTCTTTGTCATCTTCAGGTTTAATATCAGCCATTACCGATGATGTGGGGCTTGTATATGCAGTTCCGCTCTGATATCTTGGACTATCAGCACCATACTCTTTTAATTGAGATTGTAATGCTTGTTCCATCATGAGCAATTGTAGATAAGCTGGGCTTTTCTCACTGGTATGGAACTTATGTGTGCTTTTAGTTTCGTTAATTAACGCTTTTACTTTGGTAAGCATTGTACGAGCATTGCCTTCTTTCAATGCAGGAACATCTACTTTTGAAGCAAAGTAATTATTAATTACTCGGCTAATAAATTTAGCGTCTGTTTTTGGTTGTATATCAGTTAACTTCATTGTCTAATTCCCTTTGTTGGAAGTATTTAGCCTTCTCGACTACTTCGTTAATTTGTTCTTTAATAATTTTTGTTTCATCTATATATAACTCAACTCTAGCCAATGCGTTAAATTTCTTAAAACTATCTTTTGAATTGGTTAAAGTATTTTTTGCTACTTCAATATCAAATAATTTTGACTGTAATCTGCTGTCCAATCTTTCTAGTAATTTAGATTCATTGTACTTAAAGTTTTTTTCGAATATACAATAGCTAAGTGCGTTACGTGAAGAATAAAAAGTGTTAATTTGTTTGTCATTATGAAAAACAACAAAGCCATCTTCTTGTTTACGTATTTGAAATTTTCCAAATACTTCATAGGTGTTTTGTTTTTTTACGATTATATTTTTAGATATTGATGCCAGACTCTGCTGAGCGAGCGTATTAAATTTCTTAAATGTTGGGCTCGCCGCAGACATAGTTATACTGTTGTAAAAATGTATGGGACCATAAAGTGCACCACCATCCATCCTACTAATACGAGTAAAGATCCAATTATAGTGACACTATATTTGATCAGTTGTTTTTGTCGTGAATTATTGTTATGTGTGATCATTGCTTTGATCTCATGAACAACTGTTTCAAGGGCGCCTACTTTCTTTTCAACCGCGTCTAGTTTTTCTTCCAATGCGTCATACCTCTCTGCACACAATTCCACGTGGGCTTCTAGGTTTTCTTTTTCGATTTTCACAGCACTCATTTTATAAATTCCGTCAATAGGTTTTTATCACTGAAACTAGTGTGTTTGTAATGAGCCTTAATGTGCCTAGTGTGTGTGTTCGTTCTGTGATGCTTTGCGTTTATTTATCACTTCTGTTGGTTTTGGTGTAGGAAAAAGGTATTGCACTTTTCACCTACAGTGTTGATTGTATTAGATATTTTGGCATTTTCATCTAGGTCTGTTATGATAGGAACACCGTCAAAGTCGTCTAACAACATGCCAAGTTGACTACTTGCGTTTGAAAATACAGTTTCTTGTTCGCACTCAAATGCAAACATCCATACATTATATTTGAATCCTAGGTCCTGAAAATATGATTTACCAAATGGCATTACTGTAATATCTCTATCATTCATCATTGTAGGTTCGATTACAACCGTTGGTTGATTACGCATCGATATCAACTGTAAAAATGTTTCGTAGTTACGTTGTTGATTACGTTTTTTAGATTCTTTGATATTGCTAGGCCTACGAGTATATCCTGTTGATGTGATATCAGCTAATGTCCAGCAGACTATCATTTTTCATCTACTAGTGCTATTAACATTCTTAGCTTGTCGAGATATTCCTTAATGCCCGGGTGTTTTCCTGCTAGCTCGTCCCAATCCTGTCTATAAACAAAATGAGCATAGTCAAAATCATTATCAAAAGTGCCAGTGGATATTCTTTCACGATCACCAGGCTCAGACCCAAGTTTTCTACGATATATAGTCTTACCTGAATCAGGTGATTCATATATCCATTGAGTTGAATCGTCTACCATATCTCTGTCAAATAAGTCTTGTTGTTTCATAATGATATTTACCACCAATAAAAAACCCCACTTAAAAAGTAGGGTTCTTTAATAAAACTTATACTAACTTATACGGATACGTATAAATCTTTAAGTGTTGTTGTTACGTTAGCACAGTTAATTGAATCTACTGTACCTAATGCATCAAATGCCGCATCAAGTAATGCTGTTGTAACATTATCGCCACCAATTGCTTCAACAGCAAATGTTTGCTCTGTGTTTGAGTTACCTAAGGGTCCAATTGCAATAATTGTTGCAAGATCGCCAATGGCTCTTTTAACTGCTTCTTGTGTTGACTCAGGACCAGTTTTAGCGTTTACTGCACTTGGATAAGTGATAGTAAAAAACTGTAAATTACCTGCTGTTTCAACACCAATCGCTGATGTTACTGGATGTACTCTAGTTACTACTGCCATAATATGTTTCTCCTAATAAGTGGGAATTTGTTTCTTCCCTGCACTTATTTAGTCAAAAATACCAAAATTATGTGTCTAGTTTTACTCCACTAACCTGTTGATATAGCTGATGTAAGTCTGAATTAACTATCCTTCTTGACATCTGTATAAGGCGTTTGTGCATCCATTTACGATCAGATGCCGTAGATTTTGTACTATCCTGTACCATTCTACGCATACGCATTTGGTCACCGTCTATTTTTGGAAACTTGCGTTGTAGGATTAACATTAGTTGTGCAAAGTCATTGGAATCTAGTTCCCCCTGTGCCATAGCTCTAAACACACGTTTGATACGCATTTCAGGAACAGTTACTTCCCAATTGTTAAACAGCCTGTCACCGTACTTTTTCTGTTCTATGATCATGACCAACATGTTATATAAATCCGGCATGCTTGCCCTAAAACCATTGAAGTTTAGATTGTTTACTATTTCTTTGGCATATTTAACTGCCTTGGGCTTATCTAAATCGTACAATGATCTTAACATCAATAGATGGGTAAATGTTTGACTAGCTAGATCATTGACATTTTTGCCTGTGAGCTGTCCTAGTCTACGATACATTCTTGATTCTGTTATGTCTTTAATAAATTCCATTATTGTAAATTCTTTGCAAAGTTTGATTTTGAAAATCGTAATCTATCCACAAGTTTAATACCGCTAGTAACATATCCTTCATGTCCTGGTTCGCCATCTATACTTGCTTCTACACCTGAACTGGCACCGTCCAGTTGTCTAACAATTTTAGTTTTAATAGCACCTATCATTCTGAACAATGTAAACGTTAGTTCTAATGCACGAGCATTGTCTGTGGAAAATTCAGTTAATCTTTCCAATTTCTGAGGAGTTACTTTAGTTGACGCAAATTCCAAGAAACCTTCTGCCATGTTACTAAAGTTGCCCTGTCGAACTTTTTGATTGCCGTACTGTTTCATTAGTGCCGGCAAGTTGGAAAGTTGGTACTCACGTAGGCTTGCTGGATTAAACAACACATCAATTTTATCTGAGTTCTTTCTTATTGTTGATTCAAGTTCACTCAATTGTGCTTCTGGAACATCAACTGTTGGTGTTTGCGACATTTTAGGACCTAGTATTAATACTTGACCTTGTCCTAGTTGTGCAATATCGCTGAATGGTTGTCCTGCATCTTCAGGACTTCTTTTGAATGTATGTACTGCCAATGCGGCCACACTGTTACCTATCTGATCACCTAGATCTGTGCTTTTGTCTATTGCATATGAAACCGTGTTTGGAGTAAAGGTATACCTACCGTTGCTTTCTTTTGGTGTACCTACATATAGCAAGTCACCCATAAGATAACCTTTCATACCTTTTGGTGTTTGTGCTTCTAGTGCAGGCCATATAGTTTTATACATGTTAACAAGATCACCTCGTTCGCCACCACGTTGTTGCATTATCTTTTCTAATTGTGTTGAGCTTGTTGCTAATCCATTATAACCTTTAGCAGTGAATCCTGACTTGTCTGTTAACACAAACTGTCCTTGTGGATTACGTCCAAAAACAATCGCAGGTTTTCCGTCCCATTTAATTGTGATGTCTTCAGCTTGCTTGGGTAATGATCTGAGGGTAGCAATAGCTTTAAGTGCACCTTGGCTGGCACCATCAAATATCATATCTTCAGGATGTTCTATACGAGCCGCTTCTATAATTACTTGCATACCTTGATTAACAATACGATCTCTTAAACGTGCTAAAAAGTTTGCATCATTGGCATCTTCTAATACCAATCCATCTTTTTCAAATGTTTCCTTTGCATCTGCCACTAGTGTTTCGTATTCAGGATCTTGTTTGACTTTAGCAATTATTGATTCAACTGAATTTAAATCTTTACGTGTTCCACCAATTAATATTTTAGCAATTTCGTCTGGATCAACTGATAACAATCTGTTACTGTCTCTAACCAACAGACCATTTTTATAACTCCATTTAAGTCCTCTTGCTTTGGCAATACTTGCTAATAGGATATGTCTATGCACTCCTTTAAATTCGCTGTTTCCAACAACATTTAAACTAAACTTTTGCCAGTCTGGATTACCAAACATAAAGTCTGCTTGTACATAACCATTATTGGGATCACCTTTTATAGGTGCTTTGTAATGAACACTGTCGCCCGACTTAGCGATATCTTTGTCATCCACGCCTTTGGCCTTGAGTGTTTGTATTAGTTGTTCTTTTGAAGTTTTTGTAACATCAACTGATAGATCTAAATCACCACTGGTTGCTTTATTACCTGTACTACCTAACATGTTATCTTGCAAGGATAATCCAGTAAGTTTTTCTAATTGTTGTATTGTTGGCTTAATGTCGGCAAGATTGATACGTTGCGTTAACGGTTGTTTGTTTTCGTCTTTGAATACGTTACCGCCCTCAAGTATTATCATACCTTTATGATGCCTTTAGGAACTTCATCTCTAATTCTATCGTATATTTGTCGTTGATCTGGATCCGAAAGATCCAATTCCATGTTACCAAATTTGGCAGTATTACCAGTAATTGTAAATGGAGCAGTATCGGTACCTGCTCGTTGTCCAGGCTGTGGAGCAAAATTTGGTTTTCCTGCTGTAGGATCCAATGCGACTTTAGCGGCAACAGTTAATATTTGTTTGAATGAAGCTTCTGTT